TGCATTGTAAAACTTAATGTAGTATCATCCATTGTTCCCTGAGAAGTATCATCTAAAAATACTTCTGTTCCTGAAGGCGCTCCTGTCACTGTTACTACATCATCTATTGCAGGTGTTAGTGAACTAAAAGTTACATTAAATACTGATTTTTGTACTAAAGCTGTGCCTTCACTATTTACATAATGAGTTGTAGGATTTGGATTATTTGTTAAATCCAAAGCAACATGGCTTTTACCTCCACTTGCTTGTTGATTTATTATTTCTGTAGAAACATTTGCAGTTGTAGACCACTTTATTTCTCCATTTGTATCATAAAATATATTGTACATTAAAAACTCCTATTGTTTAAAAAATTTGGTGCAGTGAATATTACATAACTGTAAAAACACACAGTGCTGTCCCCTATACTTGTTCCTGTTTCTTGGTCATTATCAATAGTTCTTTCATATAGATATTCTATATTTATTGCATTAGTAGTAGTAGATACAATATCTAAACCTGCTGCATGTGACCATTCAAATTCTTCCTCTTCCTCTTCTTCGCCTTCTACTACAAAATCTTGTCTTACTGCGTATCCTGGTGTCCATACTTTTAAAGAGGCTTTACCTGTTTGAGTTGCACTCGTGACTGTTCCAGTTACTTTTATCCAATGGTCTTGACTATTGTTATCCTCTATAACTATTAATACTATATATGTACCTGAAGTTCCGCTTGTTAGAGTTGGAGTAAATTTTAATACTCCTACATCAGTACCGCTAGTTAATTGGTCTTCAAAACTTCCACTTATAGTTACATTACTTGAACTACTACCGCTTCGTGAAGCTCCAACATAAAAACTTGGATTTGTTGCAAAGTAAGCACTTCCTCCTGGATGTCCTGTATTTTTTAGTGTTCTTCCTGAATCGAGTATTACTCCAAACTCTACATAAACATCATCTCCACTACTTACAGTTGGCCCTGTGGCTTCTACTGCTGAAGAGGATTCATCATTATCACTATTAGGAATCAGTGCACTTGGAACTCTAAATCCCATTTCTGCTCCTGTATTCCATCTAATTGCATAAGCAGGGACATATCCTAAATTATGTGTAATACTTGTTTCTCCTGAAGTACCTGAAGAGGTATATGTTGTGCCTTCAAAAGTATAACTTAAAGCTGTTCCACCAGAATTTGTTAAATTACTAGGAACTAAAATTCCTTGTCCATAACTATGTACAGTTAAAGAAGTAGGTGCTCTTGAATCAAAAGCAAGAGGATTAGTTGTGGTAAGAACATTGTCTCCGCTTCTAGAAACAAATAATCCAAAATCACTTGTTCCTCTTTTTCCTAGTAAAACTCTATTTGCCATTAGAAAAACGCCTGATTTGAAAACTTTGGAAGAATAAACAAGTTAACTGTTTCATTAGTAGTTCCTGTATTTTGTACTGATATAGTATTATTTGCATTTGAAGTATAAGATATTGTACTTTCAAAAGAACCTGAGATTTGTCCTGCTTCTGTAAAAAGCCCAAAACCAATAAAACCAAAACCAAAATTAAAATCATTTGTAGGAACACTTACAGTTGCTGTAGTACCAGAAGTTACTGTTGTGCTTGTTGTGTCTGTGCCTTGTGTTGTTGTTGCATTTGCTAACTGAAACATTCCAATAATTCTACTAAGAGATATTCCTGTGTCTGTATTAAAAACTAATTGATCTGTTGTTGCAGAATCAACATCTACTCCCGGCTTGGAAATATATAATCCAAACTTTGAATCAGGGGTGGAAACAGTTCCTCCTGTTATTGGTTGATTCGTATATTTTCCTAATGATAGTCTATTTGCCATAATTATAAATAAGTACTTGTCATATAACCATAAGCGCATGGTATTCGTAAAACATAATAACTACAATTTAAACAATCTTCTTTTGCGCTTGTAAGACCGTCATAACTTCTTCCTCTTGTTGGAGTAGCACCAGATAGAACGGTTGTATGTGGAGTTTGGTCATTAGTATCATTCTCTGGCTCAAAAGTTACGGGACATATTAGAGTTGCAGTTGATTCCATCATACCTATATCTGAAACATAAATATCTCTATCTCCTGGAGCGAAGTCTTCAAACTCTCCAACATTTTTTTCAACATGAATTACTAAAGGAATAAAACCTAATTGAGATTTTTTAACCCCTGTTGCTGATAAATAATTTAATCCTTGTGATTCACTGGCTTCATTACTTGCACTTGGTGAAAATACGAAGTCTATATCTACTCCACCGCCAATAACTTGTCCATTTCTATTTTTTCTACTATCAAAAATTAAATCTTTAGTTTCTCCATTTGTAATTGCATGTGTAACCACATCTACTCCTGGTTTTGATATTAATAAACCAAACTCAGTAGAGTCTTCTAATTTTCCTAATAATACTCTATTTGCCATTAGTCTGAAATTATAATCCTTTGATTAGTTGAATCAATTACAATATTTGCACTTGATATTGCACTTGTATTAATTGACCATCCTCCAACAGAACCACCAGTCTTAGCTCCACCAGATAATGTGTTTGTATTTGCTGCTGTATTCGCTGCTGCTAAAGTAGTTTTACTATCTGCTGTATCTTGGGCATCATCTGCAGTACCTTGAGCATCTGAAGCTGCGGTAGCAGCATTAGTTGTAGCAGTATTCATAGCATCTGTGTCAGGTGCTCCTGTTACGTTACCAATAGATATACTACCACTAAATGTACCAGTTGAACCACTTATATCGCCTTTAAATTTAGCGTTACCTGCTGTGTCTATATAGAATTGATTTGCTGAAATATATCCTGCTGCACCTAGTTTTATACCTGCATTTGTAAATGCTGCATTACCTCCTCCACTTGCATTTGTACTAGAAAAGTCAGCTGCGTTTACATTCCAACCACCTGCTGAACCATCAGTAAGTGTGATTGTCATATTATCTGTAGAAGATATTTTAGCATTTGTAATAGCATTAGCATCTATTTGTGCAGTTTGTATAGCACATGCTGCTATCATAGCATTGGTAATATCACCACTACCTACACTGATTTTAGCAAAGTCAATATCTCCATCTGCTACACTGATTTTAGCAAACCCTATGCCTGCACTTGCATTAATTTCAGCATTAGTAATTGAACCTCCAACTATTTTTGCTGCTGTAATAGAGTTAGTAGCAATACTTGCATTATTTACAGCACCTGCCTGTATTTTAGCATTTGTAATTGCATCAGCGGCTATTTGGTTTTCTCCAACAGCTCCAGTATCTATCACTACACTATTAATAGTGTTTGCTTGAATTTCGTTATTTGTTATTGTTCCAGCAAGTATAGCTGCTGCTGTTACAGAGTTTCCTTTTAGCTGATTTGATTCAATAGCATTTGCTGCTACAATACTTGCATCTACAGAGTTTGCCGTTAGTTGATTATTTTCTATAGCATTTGCTGCTACAATAGCTGCTGTTACAGCATTTGCCTGAATTTCATTAGTATCAATAGCATTTGCCGATACTTTTTCATTACCTACCGCATTAGCTGCTATTATTGCTGAGGTTACAGCACTACCTGCTAGTTGATCTGTATCTACTGCTCCACCTGCTATGATAATACCATTTACAGAGTTTGCAGCTATTTGAGTGCCGCCTACAGCATTTCCCGCTATGATTGTTCCATTTACAGAGTTAAGTGCTATTTCTGAACTACCGATTGCATTTGCTTCTATCTCTAAAGATGAGATTGAGTTTGCTGATATTTGTGCGTTGTTTACTGAGTTAGATGCTAGTTCAACTGCTGTAATAGAGTTTGCTGTAACTGTAAAAGAGTCTACTGCATCTGCAGTTAATTGAGCGGATGTAATTGAGTTAGCTTGTATAGCGACTGATCCGATTGCATTAGATGCTATTTCACTACTTGTAATTGCATTTGCTGTAATTGCTGCTGAATCAATACTATTTGCTGAAATATGAGAGCTATCTATCTCTCCTGCTATAATATTTGCAGCTCCAATACTATTTGCTGATATTTCACTTATTCCAATAGCATTAGCCTCTATTTGTGCTGCTCCTATAGAATTTGCTTGTATAATTACTCCATCTACTGCATTAGCTGCTATTGCTGTGTTAGTAACAACGTTATCTGCAAATTCATTCGAATCAGTTATTGTTTGTTTATTTGTAAAAGGTTGTAAACTATATGTGCTACCACTTCTAGTAACTCTTGCTATAACTGTATCTTTTGAATTATCTACTCTTAGTTGTTGTCTATAAACATTTACTCCTGAATAAGCACGAGTTGAAGTTTTTGATATTGTTAAACCTGTATTTGAATCTATTTCTCCAATAGTTGCTATGTGTCTTGTAGTTCCTGCGTCATCAATAATAATTAGGTCACCTGGTTCGAACTCGTCTAAAAATGCTGTACTAGACCCTATTACTTCTGGAGAGTTTGCGCTTATTGTTACTGTACCTGTTATTTGTGTAAAGTCTTCGTTTGATTGCCCCAGTCTTTTTATATATTCAAAGTTTAATTTATTTCCATCAACATCTGTTGCTGTTGAATCTGTTGATACAATAATTGATCTTAATGGATCACTTCTTGTATTTCCTCTATCTAATGCGCCATCATAATCAAATAATAAATAAGCTACATCGCCATCTGACATGCTAGGGAATGTTTGTGTTGTAAATGCAGTATTGCCTGAAGATACAGTAATAGGATCAACTTCTACTGGTGGTTGAAAAACATAAGTACCTGAAGCAAAAGTAACAGTTCCATTTGAACTTTCAATATTCATAGGAGTAGTAAGAATACCACCTCTCATAATACCTCCATTGAATCCTCCAGATTCAATGTTATCTAGCATCATTATATGTCTGCCAGAGATAGTAATAGTTCTTTGTACCCAATCAGACCTATGTCCATTTGTATTTACAGTTCTTATTCTGTAACGTCCTCTTGTTTTAGGGAATACGTTTTCTATTGTATGACTTGTTCTATCTCCATCGATAGTTATTAATCTGTCACTTCTATATCCTATATCTTTTGCACCAATATTATGCTGAACTTCGTAATGTGATAAATGCTCATATACATCATCTACATCATCGCCTTCTGCATTTTCTCTTGTACTTTTTGGAGCTGTCCAAGTTGCTAGTACTTCTACTCCTTGTCTTTTACCTGTATCATCTCCTTCTGAAGAGTCTGTAGTAGTTGGAACAACTGAAAGCACTAAGTTTACTGGTTTTGGTACATCTATGGTACTTCTAGGTTTGAAGAAATCATCCTCAGGTTGTAAAACAAAACCCCTATCAACCATATCGAATTTTGTTACATCATATTCAGCAGCGTTGATATTAAATGTCATATCATCAGTGTCTTCTTTTACTGAGGATACCATATAAGTTTTTAAACTACCGAGTAAATCTGCACCTTGGTCATCTTCTCCTGAGATAGTATAAATTACTTCTGCATCGGGAGCTTCTGAAAATGCGGTTGAAACTGTTACAGAAGTATCATTGTAAGAAGAAATAGTTTGAGTCTCTACTCTCACATCTTCATTCCAAGTCAATACCACAGTATTTCCAGAATCATCTTTACAATTACTTGCTTTTACTTGTGTATCAATTGCATTTCCGCCTTCATCAAGTAATACTAATTCTCCTTGATAATATGTAGTACTATTAATTGTCGCAGTAGGTTGTGATAAGTATGCACCACCTTTTGGATATACCAAATGTAATTTATAAGTTGCTGTTTGACTTAAATAGGTACTTAAATCTCTATCTAGTTTGATATTTGTTGTTGTTGAACTAGATGTAGAAGTAACTCTACCACTGGTTACTACACCTTCTCTATCTGGATCAGATATATTAATAACATCCCCAGGTTGTAACATACCTCCAGTAAGGCCTGTGGTAAAACTAACCATTTCTCTTTCTAACTTATTTGAGAATAAATGCCATTTTCCATATCTTATTGCTTGGCCCTCTGAAGTACACCCAAATGCAGTTACAGATTTTGTTTTTATCTTACCTGTTTTTGCAATTTCATCTGTATCTTCTACAACTGTAACTTCTTGTCTATAATTATTATCAGGGTTATTCCAAGTAACTTTAATTTGATTTGATTTTGTTCTTTCTGATGAACCTGCGTATGAAAATACTCCATCTACAACATTTGTTTTATTGAAAGTATACACTGCACCTTTTTGTATATTTGCACCTAAGGTAACGTGTCCATTATGCCATAATAGCATTGCTCTCATTGTAGTAGCAAAGTTTTTGATTACTTTTATAGCATTGTCTTGTTTTGAAATATAAGCATTACATGTAAATCTAGGTTCTGTTCCGCCTTTTCCATCTGGCACTAGTTCGTCACAGTATTTTGCTAAATTAAATAATGTATACTTATCTATTTGATTAAAGTCGAAGTCTGGGTCAATGTGCTTTCCTAATCCGTATCTTGGATTAGTAAGTAAGTCCATGAATATCCATACAGGATTATTTGTATATACTGGTTCATAGTTAGGATCTGTAGGGTCTGTAAAAGTCTTTTGATCTCCTCTAAAGTTACCGTCCCAATCTACATAAGCTGAAGTATCTGCACCTGTTGTTACATTTCTAGTATAATCTGCTGTTGCTCTTCTTACTCCTGTTGTTTTGTCTTTTTCATCTTTTGGAAAATAGTTTGTAGGAACTTTTACTTTCATTCCTCGTATTTCATATGCTCTTGCTGGAATTGCAGAAAACTCTGAAGCTGCCACTATAACAGAACCAATAGCTGTATAAGGATAAATGAGTTTGTCTGTTATTATATTTTCTATTGCAGTAACTTTTGCAGGAGTAGAATTTTGCCAAGTATCTCTTTTTGCTCCTGTGTCTGGAGATACTCTTTCAACTACAACTCTGTAGTCATCAAAAGGTTGAAACTGTGTTACATCAAAAGCATAAATATGATTAAATGATTGTGATGTTTTTCCTTTTACAACACCACCCCCAGTATCATATTTATAAAGTCCTGTTCTTTTTTCATATAAAGAAGCACTTCCTGATATAGAAGACCTACCAACTACAACTACACTTGTAAAGTTTGCTCCACCATCTCTAGAGTACTCAAACTTAATTCTATTCTCTACTCCACTTTCCCTAACAGCACCATCTTTTGTTTTTGTAACCGATAATCCCTGTGGGAAGTTAACTGTAACTTTTATTAAGTCTACTTCACCTGGGTCAGATATTCCCATTTGTGTTGCTGTTGAAATAATTTGAGAGCCTACAGGAGTTGGAGTACTACCATCAATATTCATACCTAAAGAACTTAGACTTGGATATCCTGAACTCGCTATTTGTTTTAAGTCGCCTGCTGGTACCTGAAAAGCAATACCAGCACTTCCTACACCAGCTGGAGTATTAATATAAGTTTGTCCCTCTGCTTCATTTGCATTACCTGTTCTAAATGCCCATCCAAAATTTTCATATTTAGCAGCTGGAACAAAATCTGCCGCATCAGAAGGAGTTGACATTACAACTTTACCATTGCTTGTACTTCTACCTGAGGGGCTTTCTACTGTTACTGTATTATTTGCTGAATCATAAGAAGAGATTGTTTTAACTAAGTCTAAAAGTGCTACAGCATTTGTAGTATTTTTACTTGGTGCAAAATTTACTTGAACAGCTGTAGTATTTATAACTCTTGTTATAGTTGCTGAATAATCTGCTCCGTCTACTCCTGCACCTACAATTCTTATTTTAGGTACTACTTGATCTACTGTAGGAACATCTGCAGCTGCAAAACTTAAATCACTACTTATAATAGTAGTGTTTCCTGCTACAGTATTGGCAACTCCAGCTTTTGAACCTCCAACTATTAGTACTTTTCTTGTGCCTTCTGCTGATGTTGCATTTTTCATAAATCCTGGAGTATTATGGTCTGTGATTACTCCAGTTGATGAATTATAACTAGCATTTGCAGAACTTGATAATCCATGTGAATTAGCTGAGCCTAAAGAATATGCTCTATCTCCATTTAATTTTATACTTGCACCTTGACTTTTTAATCCTTCAATCGGACCTTCAGAGATTGCATCAAATATTACAGCAGATTGTGCTTTTGTAGTTCCTGTAATGTTTGCACCAACAAACGTAGTGGCACTTTGTACTCCACTAGTATGTGATACCACACCAACATGATTGCTTTCACCTGCTGATTCTTGTGCTTTTCTTATTGAATCTGCTATGTATTTTGCGTAACTCATATCCTTTTACCTTTCATAACTGTCTCTTATATCGTGGTCATCATTACCGCCTCCAGCAGCTCCTCCACCGCCTCCGCCGTAGTCATAGTTGCCTCCACCATCGTAAGAGTTTCCTGCTCCACTAGTGAAAGTATATCCGTATTGTGATTTTAATTCTGTTTTTGTAAATGCAAAGTTTATAACTGCACCTCCAACTTCTACTTCTCCGTATGCTATTGGTACAGGTACACCCGGTTTTGTTGTATTAGCGGGTCCGTTAAATAAACTTGCTTTTTCTCCATCTTGATTACTGTCAGGATCATCCATAAGCAGTTCTTGTATAGCATTTATAGCTAAATGGGCCCCTAAATATCCTAAACCTGCAGCTACTTTTTCATACCAAAGAGCTTCCGTGCCTGTTGCACCAAAAGTTACACCTACCCATATTAAAAAGATTGCAAATACAAGTTTAAGAAATTTCTTTATTGAACCTGATGGAACTGGAGTAATAATATATGCTTCATCATCAAATTTGTTATTTAGCATATCTTGATTATCTAAGAATAGTTCTTCATTTTTTGCATATTCTTTAACATCTTTTCCTTTTTGAACTGTAAATTGTATTCCTAAATCTTGACATTCCATAAGGTATCTTTTGACACCTCCTTTCAAGCAGTCGAGCGCGTGCATAGCTTCTTGCATGCTATTTACGTTTAATTTATGGGTCGTACCAAAAAGTTCACCCATTCTTCCTTGTAGTATAATTGTTCTAGTCATTTGGCTCTAATATATAATGGTCTTTGTCAGGATAAGATACGATTAAATATGGTATACCTATCTCATTGCAATTGTTTATGTCATGCTGACTTGGGTTACAATCTCCCCCATAGTGACTATGGACTACATATAAAATATTTGAAAACAATTGATAAGTAACGAAAGCTAGTGGGTTCATTATAAAGTCATCTTCATTTTCGGAGATATTCTCGATGGGAATATATCGTTTGTCGTTACCATCTTGTACAACAAGTCCACAACACTCACGAGGCGCTTCTTGTGCTGCATGTTCAAATATATCGTCTAACATTAGTTAAATTTCCTCGCTGCTGGGAATCCTCCGAAAGGATACGTTACAGTATTATTTTGTTTTGCTTTTGCTGTATATGTATCACTACCTTTTTGAAATGCTGCAAATCTCATTTTGCAACTCTTAGTAGTTTTAGCACATTGATCTCCTTTTTCCCAAAACGCATTTGTAGTAGAGGGAACTTCATTTTCATTTGGCTTTACAGCTTTCCATAGTTGTGCTTTATTATAAGTTGCTGAACTTGATACATTGTCAGTAAATCTTACATAGTCATTGTGTTTATCGTTTGTATAAGTAAAGTATTCTGTTCCATGTGAGTAGTCAACAAAAACTCGTATTCTATTAAAATTTGCATTACTATCATTAGGAGTTCCTGGTGATGAAGTAGAAGTTGTAGCTTGCCAGTAATTATTGACAGTTACACTACTTGTTGTTCCATTTGCGTTGTTTCTTGTTTGAGTTTCTGTAGTTTTATAGTATGTATCTATAGTTATAGACCCCGAAGAATAAGTAGTAAATGTTGTATTTGCTGGTACTATATATTCTTCATCAAGATTTACATAAGCAATAAATGCATCACTATAAGGATTGACTCTACTTTCTATATCCCATGCACATCCTGACTGCGCTCTCTTATATTTTGGATGATGTAAACTTGCACCTTGATACTCAAATGAACACCTATCAGCGTGTACAACTCTTGCTGGTATCTTCACATTCTCTAAATCAAATGGAGATACAAGTTCTATTTCTACTGCTAGTTTTGTTCTAGTTTTAATTCTATCAACATAGTAAACTTGTCTTGGAAACTCTACAGGTGGATTTGCATCCTCACTTTCACCATAGAGATACTTTTTTAAAGTTGTTCTACGAACTAGTTTTAAACCTAATAAACTCTGATAGTCAAAGTTGCCAATCGCATTTTTAAGTACTGAAGTAACATTTGCTATTGAGAGTGAGGGTCTTGGTATTGCTCCATCATTTTTAAGTTCAAATCCTTCTGTTTTGATAGGAATGACATTGTAATCTCTAATTGTTGCTGGAGTATCATAGTCTCTAAACTGTAGCACAGAGTAATCTGTATCGTTTTGGTCTGTAAAGTAAAAGAAATCTCCTGGAGAGGTTTCTAATTCATATAGGTGTACAACAGCGCTGTCTATCGCTTGTTTTTGTATCTCTTTTGCTACTAAGTTCTCAGACATTATGCTTCGTAAACTCTCCTAAATGTTGCAGATAAAGTATAGTAGTCATCGTAATTATGTGTTTGTGTCCAGTCATTACATACAACTTTTATTGTTGTTTCTCCACTATTATTTGAATCTGCGTATGTAAAATCAAAATTTGTTACTCCATTCTTACTTGTAAAAAATGCAGATATATCATCTATCTCATCTTTTGGTCTATTTGCAAAGTTTACACTAAACTCATTTATCTCATTATTTATACCTTTGATCGCTCTTTGCTCATACCCATCCCCAAATTGTATTTGGTAAATTTTAGGTGTTACCTTTTTACTAAATCCTTTGTCTGGATTTACTACACCAAGTGTTCCTCCTACATCAAATCCTAACGCCATGTTATGCTCCTAATAGTCCTCCAGTTCTTTGTTCTTGTTCTATAACTTTTAATACTGCAGCATTAATTGCTTGTCCAAGTGCTTTTGCATCTTCTTGATCGCTTTCTGTAGTTGCTGACCCTTCTGACATATTTACATTAATTGAGACATTGTTTGTACCCATGTTACTTTTCCCAATATCAACTGGTATACTTCTTCCATTTGGTAGTGGCACTACTGCCTCTCTACCGTGTAGTATTGCAGGGTAACCTGAAGTTGGGCCTTTTGCTACACCGCCATCGGAGTAAGAACGATAGCCAGTTGGATTCATAATTCCACCTTGTCTTCCACCAAAAAATGATGCAAAAAATGCTGCAAACTTACTGCTACCTTCCGCAGCTTCCATAGCGGCTTTTCTAGCTAACATAACTCTTTCCATAAGTGCATTTGCCATTTGTAATCTTGCAACAACGGTCATAATCTTAGCAACTTCTTCATCTTTTCCTGCTACGCCACCTAATAATCCTACAACTCCACTAAATTTATTTAAGTTTTGTGAAAATTCTTCTCCAAATATACCTTTTTGTTTTTCTGTTTCAGTTGTTGTTTTTTCGTCTTCTAAATCTCCTTCTTCTATAACTTTTTTGATTGGAGTAAGATCGCCTTTTTGAGCAGTTTCAAGTGCCTTTATTTCTGTGTCTTTTATCCCAATAGTAGTATCTAAAGTTTCAATAGTGTTATCTAAATCTTTTATTTCTTTTTGTACTGCTATAACTGAACCTACTAAATCTTTTTCAAAATCGTCAACATATTTTCTTAATATGCCTTTTTCTTTATTCTGGTTAAATCGCAAACTTCCTCGTAGTGAATTAAAAGTTTGATTGATAGTCCTGCCTTCATAAGCGCCATCAGCAAAATCAGCTGGTACTGTACTACTTCCTGGATTCATATCACCTGCTTTAAACATTTCTTGTCTAATAATGGCTAAATCCGACATAAGTTTTTTATTTACGTTTTGATACATTCTAGCAGTTCGTATCTGTTTTGTTTCTCTATCACTAGCGTTATCCATAGCAAAATTAAATAACTCATCTTGCCCCATTTTAGTTTGTACAAAACCTTTAATTTCTTCCTTTGAGTCTTTCATCTGAAGAATTCGTCTTTGTTCTTCTTTATTTCTTTTTAGAGTTTCTGCGGTGGCTTTTTCTTTCTTTGATACTGCAATTTGTGCTTGATTTTGTCTTTCTTGTATCTCTTGAAGAGCTTTGCCCATTCCGTTTGCAACTGTTGCTATACTATTGGCATGATATGCGGCGCCTTGTCTAATTCTATTTCTTACTAGATCTGCGTGATATGTTCCTGCTTTATTTATTTGATCCGCCATTGATTCAGGTTTCATAGATTCTGGTATAACATCATCTAAGAATTGTTTAGCAAGAGCATCCCCCATAGCATTTGCTACAGTATTTTTTAAATTTTCTCCAATTTTTGCAAATGCTCCTTCTTGCCCTCTAAGTCCTGCACCTATAGCAGAGCCTAAATCTGTATAAAGACCTTTAATTGCGTCATTATAAGTAGTAAAGAACTCATTTGCCATTAATCCAGCCATAGTAACTTGCATTTTTTGTACTTCTAAAGTATCTTTTGCAAGTTGTAATTGCTGTTCCATACCTTTTAGGACTATACTATCTTTATCTAGTTTAGAAGTTTTAATTTTTAATTGTAATTCATCTATAGTATGTTCTTGTTGTTTTAAACTTAAAAGTTGTTTTGCAAGATTTAATTGTTCTTTATTAGCGGTAGTACCTCCAAGACCTGATGTGAGTTCTTCTTTTTTAAGGTCTAATCCTAATCTCTGTAACTTTATTGCTCTTTCTTGTATAGCAATATAATATTCTAAATTTGCATTTGCTAGTCCGAGTCCTGCCTCTCCTTCTTTTCCTAATTCTTTATAGGCTTTTGCCTGTTGCTCTATAAGTGTTAGTAAATTTTGGTATGGCACTTTAGGTAAACTTTGAACAAGTCTATTTTGCTCTTTTATTAATTCTCCTTCTACTTCTTGTAAAGTTTTAACTGCAGCACCTTGATTTTTAATTGATAATGTTATTTCATCTAGTAAATCTATCTGTTCTTTTTCAAGTGTTCCTGTATTTCTTAAAGTTGTTGCAAACTGTGTAAATCTATCATCTAAATAACCTAAGTTATTAAAAGTATGTACTAATTCATCACTTAACTCTCTAAATCCGTCTGGATTTAAAGATTTATTTGCTTCTAGTAATTGGAAATTTTCTACAACTCTATCTAAACTAGCACTAGCTACGGCTTCAGATAAATGTCCTATTCTTTCTAATTCATCTTCTAATAAACCTCTTCTAGCGACTTCTCCCATTCTTTCTATTTCTTTATTTAGAGTTTCTAAAGAAGATGTTGCGCTATCTATTCTTTTATTGAAATCATCAACATCACCTTGATCAGGCCCGAAAAACTTATCAAATGCTGCTTTACCTGCTTGAAATAAAAGAACAGCAATACCTATATAAGATAGAAAACTCATTAGGCCTGTCAATGCCATGGTAACAGTTCTTGTTGCTGCCGCCATTTTACCCATTGCTTTAGTCCAAAAAGACTGTAAAGCAGCTGTTCTTAATTGAACACTATTTAATGCACTGTTCCAACTTAATTTTATTTTTTGAGTGGCAACAGAGTTTTTACCAACCATATCATCAAGCATGGCTTTATATTTTAATTTCATTTTATCAGTCATGCCTGCAAATGCACCAGTGCCTTTTGTAACTTGAGCTTTTATTGCACCTATCTGTCTATTTGTTAATGCTTCTCCTCGTTGTAATGCTGCTCCACTTTCTCCTCCTAGTTTACTTACA